CTCGGCAAGTCTACCAAGAGCAGCCATATCACCTTTGTCAGCAAGAATAAAGTCTCTTGCTACTTCAGGATTCTTAATGTTTACAAGTACGGATGACAGTCTTTCGTTGTTACTGTATAACTGTACAATATCATCAATTTCACTTATGCTGGTACTTTCCGCAAGTTGTAGCATGTGGTTACCAGCAACTGTCTGTCGTCCTGCAGCACCATTGCTATTAGCGTACTGAATACCAGTGTCAATATCTGCTTTAAACTCAGCAATTGATTTTTGTTTAGTATAGATACCAGTTGTCTTTAAACCAGTCTTTCCTACTTTGCCAACAAGTTTTGCTGCTCCACCGATACCTGCGTTACCCACAAAAAAGTCTAGTGTGCCTGTATAGTATTTACCTACTACGTTTTCTGAAAAATTCTTTTGGATACTTTCGTCATCCCATAAATCAATCTCATCTAATGTAATTCCACCTAAAGCCAACCAGGCTCTATTAGTGTTACCTAAAATTGGTATTGCATTTACAAGACTTGACTTAGTTAAAGCCTGTGCTGTAGATACGCTTGCGCTACGGTCATATGCACGCTTGATATCTGAAAACTGAAAGCCTTCTTCAAACTCACCCTTTTTATACAGTGGTGAATTTACATCTGATATTAAAGCCAATGTAGACATTGGTCTAGTAATGTATGGAGAAATGACTTTATTGTTTAAATTAATTGCTGTTCTTAAAAGAATATCTGTAGAGCGTTCAGCAGAGTTAATAGCAAACTCATTTAAACCTCTTAGTTTGCCCTGCACTATACTCTTGAGTTCTTTTTCTGTACCTGGTTTAGGCTTGTCAATTATAGGCTCTAAAGTTCCAGTTACTAAACCCTCAAAAACATTCTTTACGGGGGTTACAACTCTGTTGGATACAGACTTTGTAAAGTCAGACCACAACGACATTTTTACCTCCCGATATTACGAATTGGATACATCTTCTCTGTCCCACCTTGTACATCATCACCCGTAATAGAGCGGATAAATTCGTTTCTATCTTCAATAGATTCCCAAGGTTGCATTGCCAAATGTATTGCAATGCCTGCATTTTGATAGCCAAGTGAGTTAGCAAACTTGTCTATGTTGTCAAATAGACTGCCAGGTAACCATCTTGTATTGCTCATTGATTACCTATTAAGTAATTAACAAATCTTTTATATGAATCTGGAGTATCTGGTAAATTTGCTGCAGATAACAAAGTTGGAAGATACTTTTGTACAATTGCTCTATTCTCGTCTGGTCTAGTATTTGCATTAATGTTTTTAGGTAATGCATCAGAACCAGGACCAGGACCAAAATCTACACCTGCAGTAATTGGCTCAGATGGATTACTTGATGGGTCTAATAATGTTCCTAATGCGTTTCCTTCAGGCATTGCCATGTTTTGCGCTTTAGGTGCCGCAGCCATTGGTGCGCCAGATTGTTGTTCCATTAATGCTTTACCTTCTCCATATTTTCCACCAGAAATATAACGTTTTGGTTGTCCATTTTTTGAACCTGCTCCACCAGTTGCTGACACACCCATATTATTTTGAGGTGCAGTTGGTCTATCACCGCCACTGTTTTCATTGCCAGCCATTATATCTCCTACTTAATTTTTCTTGGTTGCTCTTTTGATATGTAAGGTCCTGCCGTAAATGCTGTTAGTTTAGATGCAATTTCCATTGCCTCATATGCATCTGCTCCAGCATGTAATGCGCCAAGAGCGTATGCTGCTCCTGAACCTGCGGCATATACTCCATCTGCAGATTTACTTATTGATAACTCTTGGTCAACATCAAATATCTCGCCACCAACAGCCATTATAAATTGAAATCTAGTTTCTTTAGTATCTTCATCAAAGTTATAACCATTCTCAGTCATACACTTACGTAGAGATGGCATTGCCTTTGTAATCATAAAATGATATAAATCTTCTTTGTCTTGCTTGGTAGGAACTGGTGGTTCCCAAATATGTTGTGCTATATCGCAAGGTAGGGTTTCACCAGAACCTGAAATTAAAAACGAACCATTTTCTGAAATCTTTTTAACTTCTGGATGAGAATATATTTTTCCATCTGCATCAGTAGTTCTACTGTCCGCAACTATAAAACAGCGGTCTTTATGCTCTATACCAATTATCGTTGTCATTGTCCCCTACTTAGTTAACCTCTAGTTACGACTCGTGCTCCTGCTTTACCACCTGCTGTTAAACTTGAAATAACCGATTGAATATCTGGTGGCGGTGCCATCTCTGGAGAAGCAATAGGGCCTTCTACTGGAACGCCTGCGGGAGCAGGGGACGGTTGCTCAACCATAGAACCAGATGGACCAGCAGAAGGAACTTGTGGCTGCGGTGCTGGCGCAAAGGTTGCTTCAATAGCATCTTCTAATGCTTGACCTTTTTGACGTGCCTTGATGACCGCAGCAATCTTGCGAACAACCTCAGAAGCGTCTTGTCCCTGTGTAGCCATCTGTGGAATTGCTTGAGTATATGCAGTTAGTGAGCCAAGTAGCGCAGTACGCATATCTTCAATTTCAATCTTCTCTAACTCTTGTGTAACGTTAACAGTAAATGGTAACTCACGCATAGCCATATCTTTAGATATTAACTTACCACCAAGTGCTTGTAACATGAAGATAAGTCCCTGTGCTGGGTTAAGACCAGCAAGCATACCATAGCGTACATCAGCAGAGTAATCACCCTTGATGTCTTTGGTTGGCTTATATGTAATTTCATATGGTGAGCCAGAATCAACACCACGAATTGTTTTCTCATCAGGGTAAATTAACTCATCAACCTCAAAGCATAGACGGATTATATCACGTAATGCTGCAGCAAAAATTGCTTGGGCTGATTTAACCTGTGTATCAAATGCTCCCATAAGAGCCTGTACACCTTGACCAGTAACTATAGATGCATCAATGTTACCAGTACGTCCTTCTGGGTAACGAGCACCAACTCTAAGTTCTTGGTTTAGTAATTGTTGTTCTGTAAATGCACCTTGTGGTAGTGTTAACTCAACACGACGAACACCTGCTGGATTAGCAGTACGGATAACCGCATCGCCACCCAACTGGAGTTCTTGCACATCTTGTGGAAGTACAATAGGTGCCTGAACTGATTTCTCTGCTGCTTCCATCGCCAATAAAGCAAAACGGTTGCGGAGTAATTGAATTCCAAGCACATCATCGAATTGTCCACGTAGTTCGCTATCAACAGATGGCTTACGTGCAACAACTACCATCATCTTACCAAGAGGATTCTTGGCTTGAGATAGTACTAGGTTATCCTTTGCAGGAATAAAAATTATAGATTGTTCGTCATCATAGTAACGAATCATTTCGACCTGAGTATTTAAGTCTTGCTTATATCCATACCCACCAAGTAATTGATACTCATACTCTGGGAATTGTGCTACTAGTTCTCCAAGAGAAAGTGTGTAGCGTTTAGCAAATGCAATACAACGGCCAAAGCGGTCAAACTCTGGATAAGAACCAATTGGGTTCTCAATACGAATGCGAGGTAGTTTACCCTCATCATCTAACTCAATGATAAATGGAACGAAACCGTAGGTTATATACCAGTCTGCTCCTGAGTACATTTGGATTGCGAGGTCAGAGTGTTGAAAATAATTACTAGCAATACGAGTACGCTTATCGGCAAAAGAACGAGCACGGTCATTGACCTGATTAGCGGCTGAGCAGTTAACCGCTGGAAGAGGTGCCATAACCTCCGAAAGGTCCCTGGCAACGATATCAATAAAATTTGCCACGACATTAGCGTCTACTCCATCTGGAAAAAAGTCAGGATATACTTCTGAGATTTTACCTTTACGTACAGCAAGTACATCTAGGTTGCGAGCATCTCTCTCACTATTGCGAAAACGCATAGATTGAACTCGTGCCGCAATCTGCTCAATTGATAATGCCATTTATATCCTAACCGTAAGTTTCTTGCCATTGCTCTGCAAAGGCTTCATCTAAATTAAGGGAACCACGTCCAGCCTTTTGTGCTCTAGTAGCCCATCTATTTGTTTGATACTGTCCAACTCTACTTGATGTCTGCATAAGTTCTCTGCAACGAATCACAGCAAACCATAAAGCCATAACACAGTCAGTTGGGTTTTTAGTATCAGGCTTCCATGTAATAAGTTGCTGAACTAAAGATTTAAGACCTTCAGAACCTTCGTTAGAAGGTAACTCTATTAAGTTGTTATCAAGGAATCTTCCGTCCCTAGTTGAGCCAAAAAGACTTGCCATAGAGGCCACACCGAAACCTACATCCCATTTATTCTTACCAGTGAAGTGGGAGTTAAGTTGACATCCATAAGATGCCAGATAGTTTCTTAGGTCCGTATCCATAGCATAGTACTTTTGGTGGGCGTTAATTTCCACCCTGAATTCTTGTGGGTTAAACTTCTCTACCCATTCTCTAATTAGAGCATCCTCTTTTTGAGGAGTAGGGTCAACCATATTGACGCAATCTAAAACATAAATCTTACCATCAGACCTATTGTAGGATACTGCTACGAAAGCAGAGCGTCCCGTTACAGCAGGGTCAAAACCAATTACTGTGTAGGTTGATTGGGTGGATTTTGGATGTCCAGGTGTGCCTTCCTTAAGCGGTCCACGCTTTCGCATACCGTTAACACATCCAGCCACAATTGTTGGCGAGAAGATGGAATCTGACTGTACATCCTCCTGTTGGTAGACCATAGCCCAAACAGACGGAGCGACTTCAGAGCGTCTAGTAAATAACGAGGGTCCGTCCCACTTGGGATATAACCCTTGCTCGTTAGGTTCATCTACATCACCTTCCGCCCTATCCGTCCAAGGCCAAAGTGTTTTCCACTTCTTAGGGTCTTCATCAAACTCTAAAACAGCAGGACATGCAAAGTAGGTAAATGGAGATTTACCACCAGTCCATTGTTCGCCGTCACGAATCATCTTATATAAATCTATGGGGGCGACACGGGTTCCTACTATAAGTAGTTTTCCGTGCCGTCCCAAACGGGTGATGACTTCTTTTTGAAGCCATTCAATTTGCTTCTCCCACTCATGGGCATTTGCATTCATCACCACATCGTCAAGGATAATCAGGTCGGCTCTTGCGCCGTAAATCTGTGACCCGAATCCTAATGCTTGTACAGTAGGGTCCTTTTCGCCAGAATCTCTTCCAGCACCCAAGTAAATCATGTCAGCAGACCATGTAGGTGAATCTGCTTTGTAGCCACCATTAGGTCCGAAGGAGACCTGTAACTTAGTCCAGTTAGGATGACTTAATCTTGTCTTTATCGCAGATAGGAACTTACGTGCCATACCTTGCGTCTTTGATACAATAATGATTCTGACGTTAGGGTCTATTGCTAAACGGTAGGTAACGTAGTTGATGGTAAGTACGGTTGACTTAGCATGCTCAGGTGGTACGTTAATTAAGATACGATTGGTTGCTGCTTGTTCGTAGGTCATGCTAGGGTGGATGAACCTTGGTTCTTTACCCTCTACTAAATCAATCCAAGACTTGTGATGGTCAAAGAGTTTAGTCTCTAGGAACTGCTCTGAGAACTCTTCAAAGGAAATATCCTTTAGGTTGGCTAAGTCCGCTTTGACGCCTTTGCCAGATAGGCGAGCCTTGTCCGCTTTGTCC